TCCCTTGGGTTTGTTGTAAGTCTGCCAAGTCCCTTGTCTTTGCATATTTTTTTGCGGATTCTTGAGTAAACTGGCCATTACCAGCGACCTTTTTGAGTACATTAGCGACAAAATCCTCTTCAGGCATGTCTGAGTCTGTAGCCTTTTTGAAATAGCCTTTGCTTCCATCCTGCAAGTTTAAAGAATAAGTTCCAGGACTTCCTTTTTCAGCCGGAATGAAATTACCTTTTATCAACTCTTCATTCGTTGTTATTTCTGCTGCAGCGCCCGAGCCCTTAAAGAACCTGTTTTCCTCTCCAACTTTAAACTGGATCGCTCCTGGTGTTTGGGGGGCTACTTCTTGTGCCTTGGAACCCAATAAAGATAATTTGAAGTTCCTGTCTACATTAGATTGGGTTTGTGCTAGTTGTTGTTGCCCCATATAAGATTTGAAACCGCCAGATACACCTGATATGACCTGACCTGCGTCTCCGGTAGCGATTCCTGATCCTATTTGAGAACCAGCAGCTGCACCGGCCATAGCACCCATACCTATTGGGCCACCAAGTAAGGCGCCACCAACGGTTCCAAGTAAACTTCCAAGTAAACCTTGGTTAGCTTGTTTCTTTCTTTTTGCTTCTTCTTCTTTTTGCTTCTCTATCGAATAGCCACGGATCATGGCATCCCTTAAGCCTTCTGATTCAGCTTGCTTACGCATAACAGCATTATCAAGCCCTAATAGCTGTGTTGGTGACTGTGAAAAACGATCTGCTAATCCCATACCCATGATTTATGTCACCCTCCTTTATTTGGGCAAAAAGTCATCAAATGACTTTCCACCACCGAATAATTTATCTAGTAAACTTGGCTGTTTAATTCCTATCCCTAACTGTTCAAGTAACGGGGCTGCTTCTTGAGTCTTATCAGAAGCTATTAACCCTAACGCTATCTGGAATTGCTGTGCCCGCTGTGGATCATCAATGAACATTTCAGGATTGCTAAGAATTAACTGCATCTGTTCACTGCCTATTACTGATTTAATTTTAGTGAACTCCTCTGGAGATAAACCTGCAGCTTGAGCTGCTTGTTCCAGTTCTAATTGGCCAAAGTTCTTAACATTAGCGCCTTCACCAAATAGACTTCCAGCTATATTCTGCGTTGATTTTTGGTCTAAAAGCCCCTGCATCCCTAAGTTAAGGCCTGTGTTTTGTGATTGGAATTGCCGTGCCTTAGCAGATTCAGATGCCTGAAACGATTGATCTAATAGCGAGCTTTGGATATTGCCAGCTAGAGTTGATTCTTGCCTTGTTAGGTCTTCTAGTGCATTGCCATAGGCATTTTGGCCTAAGCCACCAAAAGCGACACCCCTGCTTGCTAGATGTTCGGTTAACCTCGGCATTGATTCTTCGAAAAACTCGTTCCGAAGCGGTGTTACCGCAGTATTAAATGATTGTTTGGCATATGCCTGTTGCTCTGGTGAGAGGGCTTGGTTTACCTGGAATGGGCTTGAATTTGATTGTCCGTTCATTAATTCCTCCTTATTGATCTAAATGTAAAGCCAACACTGAATATCCGTGTAAACTGATTAGCATTTGAATTGCTCATCTCTACCCTGAACCATTCACCCTTAAGCCTTAAATTGAATTCTTGAGATTTTATGGTTAAGCCACTACCGATTACTGCGCCTATAGCGGTTGAGCCATCGATATAAATCTCGCTTGTGTCACTAGCCGTGAAAGTCTTTATTTGGCCTTCACCATCATCGGGTAAAAGTGTACCTCGCTTATAGGCATTGAATACTAGGTTTATATCCCAATCTTCAGTTTCGCCATAAAAGAAAGCTTTTCTTAGCGATTTATAAAGGTCTTTACCTTGTGGCGCAAACCAAGCCAGATACGCTCTTGCTACAATTGCTGTGTCTGAATCAGAATGCAAACTATCATCAAGCGTTGTATGCATCCCACCGGTTTGGCCTCTTAGCCCATACATCTTTTCAGTAGTGCCAAGCTGAGCAATTGCCCAATAATCAAATTTAATGCCTGTGAACTCGCCCCAATAGGGCTGTATTACTGATCCGGTCCTTGATTCTAAGAACTTTTTCGTGTCGGCTGCATAAATAACGTCATGGAAATCCTCGGCATTATCAAATGCCCGAAACGATAAAATATATAGATCTTTATAGAAAATGGCACTTGCCCTAGCGATATTATCAGATGAAAGTTTATCGGCTATATCATCCTCAATATATTCACTTATTACTGGCGTACCTGACCCGCCAAGAGTGAATTCGCCAGATGAATAAGTTACATCCGGAGCAATTAGTCTTATCTTTAGATCACTTGATAAAAAGACTATCCCAATACGGGTTCTTGAAATACTTCTTGGGGCTTTAGTCCCAGCCGAAGCATCTGTTCTAAGTACTACCCAGCTAGTAGTAGGGCTAGCATCCGCAGCATTTGGAAGTACGTAGATGCCTTCTTCTTTAAATATGAATAAAGCATCGCCCCAGACCTCCAACCCTTTTATATAGCCATCTAAGCCAGGTGCTACCTGGATGTTGTTTGTGCCAACTACCCAATCAGTAAAATCGAGGGCTTCGGTGAAACAAAGAGTGTCTTTACCGTCAGTAGTGAAAAGTCGATTCTTATGGAGTTTTAAGTAAGTTGAATCACTAGGTGAGGTCATCTCTGTTGATGTTGGAACCCCACCAACTATCTTTGTTTGGATTATGTTGTCCTCGCCATTAGCTGAATAAAGAGCCCTGTTAGTGCTATAGCCAGCCTGTTCGAAATGGGTTTCTTTATCGGCTGTTAACGATAAACCTAATGCAACCCAGGCACTACTGTAATAATAAAGATCAGTTCCTTGTGCCATGATCTGGTAGCTTGTACCTGTATTATCCTCATAGATAGCAAAGCCATAAGCTCTACTTCCAGATGGTGAATCAGCTACCTTTTCGCCACCGCCACGCTCCATTAAGCCTCCGTTATCTTCATACAGATAATTCTCATTTAAGCTCAATTGGCCTGGGAGTGCGCTAAGTTTATTCTTGTTTTTGTTTACTCCCAAGAACCGGTCAATCATAATTGATGGAAAATTACTCATAATGCATATAATAAGTCATTCAGGTTAGCTGAATTACTCACTCCAAAGACTTCCGGATCAAGGATTATCTTTTCTTGGTAGTTAGTCTCAAGAAACGTTTTTAATTCCGCTTTCTCTGCCAGTGCTAACTGGAAATACTTCTGCATATTTTGATCATCTTCATCGCCTTGATAGAAGAACTGGGCTGCATAATAAGATATCAAGAGATCGTAATCAGCCACTAGCTGACAGATACTTGCATCTAGAGCTAGAACTGTGGGAACAATAACGCCGTAAACCTTAATTGCGCCAGTAGCACTACGGTTAAAGTACTTATTGAATATCATCTCAGTAGAGCGGACCGCGTAATGGGTTGGGTCTCCAGTATTGGTTGCTGTAAAGAAGTTTGTTTGGCCTTCTATATCGATTAAATTACTAAGTGTTGTTGGTGCTAGCTCACGATACGAACTTGAAGCCCCCTGGAAATAGACTGCTTCAGGGACTATCATTGTAGCTGGAAACGTTACCGTATTTGCTCCTGAAACAATATCAATTGCAGTTACAGTACTATTCTTTAGTTCCCTTGGCCGTACTTCCCTAGCTATCTTTGAAATGGCCTTGTTTATATAGGTATTTAATATAGTTAATGACGGATCAGTAGAAGTCGTTGTAACTCCTGATCTAATGAACCCTTCAACTAATGTCCTAATTGTTCCTAATGTTGACCCCATATCTTAATACCCCCTTTTCGTTACCATCATAACCGAACATGTAAACAGTATTAGCAAATTTAGTGTCATCTGTTCCTCCTTATTGCATGCCCCTATAAAAGGCAGGCCCATTGTTTCTATAACGAAATCATTAATCTGAAAGTTCATTTAAGCTTCCTATCTTGTCCTTTTGAATATGAAGATCAAATTCAAGTAATGCTGCATCACTAGCATAAGTATCTGACTCGTTAGAACCCAACCTAGACAACTGAAACGTTATCATTGCAGAATGGGCTGTGATTCCAGACCCATCAATCTCTGCAAAGCTTATTAATTGATGTTTAAATGTTGTCCCATCCGCTGCATCAGGGATACTAATAGTTGTAGCCCCAGCAAAAGTTGCGTCAATAATAGCAATGGAATACTTCAGTTGCCAGATAACATTCCCAGACCCAGTAGTAGTTGGTGACCAATGGAGATGCGGTCTTAAATTGGTTCCAAGTTTATAAGAATGTGGTAACTGAGTTTGAAATGTGACGAGCTCATCGGTTCCAGGATCAAAAAAATACGTCCTGAAATCAGTATTGAAAGCCTCTAGATCGGGTTTAGATGTTACTGGGTTTATCTTGACATTGTCAGCAGAAACCCGCACATCATCCCAACTAGGATAAAGCCTATCATTATTCCCCTGTCCTAACTGAACCATTTAGACCACCTTCAATCCTTTCGCGCGTCGCGCTGCTCGGTATTTATATTTCGATTCAACCCAGCAGTCTCGTCTAATTGTCACTTCGCGTAACTTCGTACCACAAATCATCACCCTCGTCGTAAACAAGCCAAATAACATCGCCTTTACCTAAGATCATATCTGCATTACCAGCTAATACTAAACCTGTACTAGCAAGCTGAGCCTCATCTTGAAGGGTTATCGTGTTTGAGTCACTATCACCTTGAATAATTACGATTTGGCCGTCCGATTCGCCATCCGCTATTGTTGGAGTTGAAGTTAAGGTTATCGCTCCGCCACTTCCAGCAACCCTGACTATTCCCATTATTTGGGTGTCAACAAATATAGTATTGGCAGCAGCTAACGAATGAGTGCCTGACGGTTCAATGGCTATATTTCCAGAAACATGCAAATTAGCTTCTGGATCAGCAATCCCAATTCCGCAATCGCCATCGCCTTCAGCCGTTATTACAAATACTCGAGGCGAAACACCTTCGGTTATAGCTTGGAGTAGCTTTCCGCCAGTAGCCCCGACTTTAAGTTCCATTCCATGAGCATCTGAGCTTTCCATCTTCAATGTCCAGTTAGATGCGTCAGTAGAGTAAACATTCATGACTTGGGCTCCAACTGCGGCTCCAACGCCTATGTTGCTTACTGTTAAATCAGAAGCCTTTGCAGAGCCATCCACATCAAATAATACAGACGGGTTAGTAAGGCCTATGCCGATACGATTAGTGCTAGCATCAGCAAATAAGAGGTATGGATCAGTAGAGCCTTCTATCCTGGAATCTACTGAATCTCCAGATTCGTTTATTACAGCACTGCCAGAAACATTTAATGAGCCACCAACACCGAGAAGCGCTCCTGGAGCTGAAGTTCCAATGCCTACCCTGTCAGCACTGGCATCAATAAAAAGTAAATTAGCGTTCGTATTACCCTCAACTCTGGTATCAACTGAGTCACCGGATTCGTTTATTACCGCATTACCTGAAACACTCAAGACGCCGCCAACACTTAATAGTGCTGATGGAGCTGAGGTGCCAATCCCGACTCTATCTGTACTGGCATCAACGAATAAAAGATTTGCGTTTGTGTCGCCTTCTATCCTTGTATCATTATCGCCACCCGATTCATTAAGGGCGGTTGTAGTATTTACAATTAAACTTGTGGCGGAAACGTCACCTAAAGTTGAAGTTGAGCCTCCATAAAGTGAAATAGCACCAGTAAACGTCACCTCGGTTCCTTGGGTGTTAGTTATTTTTACATCTATAAATGAATAGCCATTTGTTGCTAGAAATGAAGTGGAAGTTAAATTGGCAGTTGCCATTACAGTCCCATCAGATAAAAGGTAGCTAACTAACGCATCAGTTTCCGCTGTCTCAGAAAACCGTATTTGAGCATAGTCGCCTGCCTCAGAGAACGTCCAACTTAAGTGGGATGCTGTAGCTATAGTCTCATTTTTAAACTCGAGTTCTTTATAGTCAGTGCCCTTAAACTCTGTCATTGTTGCAAACAATAACGAGGGTGCGAACATTAGAATGAATAGAAACGAAAGAATTTTTTTCATGCGTGTTTTACCTCCAGTTAATACTAAAAAGGGAAGCTCCCTTTTTTTTGTAGAGAACTTTCCATATAGCGTTAGCTTAGGTGTAAGTCTATTTACTTATTATACACTTTTGAGTAAAAACGTTAGGAGCTTGTCAGTTTCTTTCTTGATGTTGTACTTACTAAAGCAGTTTTCCTTTAACATCCCTTTTTTTATTAGATGGTAGCTATCAACTAATTCGCCTAACTTATCAGTGAATTCAGCCCTGTCATATAACCAGATCTTGCCTTTGGTTTTCCTGAATGGTTCAACATTAGCTGCGAGCAAGGGCACATTAATACTTGACCACTCTATCCATTTTAAGTTCGATTTACAGCGATTGAACTCGGTATCCCTTAATGGAGCAATGGCAATATCAGCCTCAATATCATATAAATGCTGTGGATATTTAAGGATATGCCAAGCAATCTGCTTAAACCTTAACCGCTTTGTCTCTATATACCAATCAGGCTTATACCCGCCACTATACCAAGTAAAGACAACATCCTTGTTTTTGCCTACGAAATCTCTTAGCTTGCAGTAAATTGTTCTCATGTCTTCGTCATGGCCACCACCCCCGACATAGACAATGCTGGTATATTTGTGGACCTTTCTCTTTTTCTCTTTTATTTTCCAAAGTGGAGAACAAATGCAGTTTGGAGCAACATGGGTATTCTCATTAAATACTCGCATTGAATCGGCTAAGTATTCTGTGCTAGCTATAACCCCATCACTTATAGTCGCGTGTTCAGCAGCTACCGTGTTTTGATGTTTATACTTTGTTGCGTGCCTATTAGACGGATTCACATCGCCCATACTATCGTCATTCTCCATAAATATCTTAGTGCCTGGGTATTTCTCGTGATAAGCCTTTAATAACGCCAAACCCTCTAGATCTTGAAGTTTCTGGATAATAATTACATCAAAAAACTGGAATGCACCCTCGAATTTGCTTTGTATGTCCTCTGCATACTGTGAACTATCAAGGCATATCTTCGCCCAGGGTACTTCAGAAAAAGGGTTAAAGAAACTCTGAACATCTAATGCATAGGCTCTGTCATATTCATTAGCAATTGTTTGCGCATATGACTCAATACGCCAAAAAACAACGCCGAGGTTAAGGGTTGGTATATAGCATATAGCTGGTCGTTGTCCCTTCACTTGACTGCACACAAAGCGCACCATTGAGGCACTCTAGGGTCAAGGTTATTTGCTAGGCAATATTCTTTTACATAAGGCAATAAAAAATACTTAACTTTTTCACGCTCGAATGTCATATGGAATATTGTGTCCAGAATCTCAAAGCTGAAATTGGTTTGATGATAATCCCCAAGTTTATTACTCATTTCAGATAACGGGTGTGGAACAGTGACAATGTAGTTACCTTTAGGTTTTAATACCCTATAAGCCTCTCTCATTGCCGGGACGGGATCGTAAAGATGCTCCAAAACCTCTGTGCAGATAACGCAGTCAAAGCTGTTATCGTCAAACCGGCTTAGGTCTTCAGCTTCGCCAACTTCAGCAAAAACGCCTCTCTTGTTAGATAAAAGAACCAAGGACTCCACAATATCAAGTCCCTTAACATAACAGTTAAGCTCTTTTGTTAGCCTTATCCCAAGTGTGCCCCCGTTACAGCCAACATCTAATACTTTTGCCTCTTTAGGTACCTGGCTAATTATGAACTCAACCCGATGGAAGTCGGGGCTGTAACGAGTGCCTTTACCCTTAGAAATTCCATCTGACCTATAGTTGTCTACATGGTCCTTTATCGCATCTTCTTTACTCTTATATCTCATGTCAGCCTTTTGTATATCCCATCAGCAAAGAAACCAGTAGCAAAAGCGATTACAACTGCAACCGTATTATTCTTTACGAGCATACTAACGATCATGTTTATTAGCATAAAATAAACTGTGTAGTTAAGCATATAAGTTAATAAATAGAAAATTGGATGCTTAATTTTAGCACTGGCAGCGAAATAATCCTTTATCCTGGCTTTAGTCCATAGCAGGAGAAAACCTGCAAGTGAGGTTCCCATTAAAGAAATGGATAAGTTAGGGTATATAGCGGTCCATCCAAACAAGAACATTAGCATGAACACTAAACCTAGTGAGTTATAGCCTAAAGCCTCATTTTTTTTTTGTTTGATGTAGATCCCCTCTAAGCAGCGGTTGATATTTACCTCATCTCTAGCGTCTAGATCCGGAGTCGAATCTTCTTTAATTTCTTTGTTAATTTCTTCGCACATAAAAAATCACGTCCTTTTCTTATTTTAAGTGTTCTTTCAATTTGCCTTGTTCGCCTAAATCAATCCCGTACTTTTCATAGTACTTTTTCTTAATCTCCCATGCCTTAGGTATCCTCCTTTGCGTGTCACCTTCTATCTTGGTCACGAGTATATTGCTACAAGCCCCCATTTTCTTGCCTTCTCTTAGCAGCTTCAAGATGAAAAACTCGTATAGGTCAGTATCTTTTGATACTTCCAAATAAGGGCTGTTAATAGCAAGCTCTCTCCTATAGGCAACACTAGGATGCGCGATTGGGCATTTAGTTTTACCTTCCCAAATAGCTGCAGGTTGATCCCAAGAATGCTGCGGGTTTACAGAAGATATACAGCGTACAGCTGAATTGAATATATCAATATCTGGTTGCTCCGCAAAAAACTTCACAATGGCTTCGCCCCTGTCCGGCTCATATATATCAACATCGCATACAGCAATGATATCGCCAGAGGAAAGTTTGTTCCCGATATTTCGGCATACAGCTGCGCCATTTCGTACTGGTAAACTAATAATCGTTATTTGGCCTGTATATGACCGTAAAATCGATAACGTCCTATCGGTTGAGCCGTCATTGATGACAATGATCTCACCTTGTTTGGTTTGCTTGATTAGCGTGTTTACCGCTTTTGCTATGTTCGATTGGCCATTATAAACGGGCATTACATAGGATATGGATAGCTCCGGTAATGGGGCTTCTTCTATAGGGTCTTCGGTAGGAGCTGCTATAGATTCTTCTATAGGGTCATTTAAGGGGTCAGGTACAGGGTCATTATCAGGGGCAGTTACGGGTTCTTTTATCTGTGATTCCATTAAAAAGCCTCCACGATTTCGTATATTCGTTTTTTGTATTTCTCTATATTCATAAGCTTAGAATAATAAGCTTTAACCTTATCCGGATCAGGGTAATCATTGCTTTCTAACATAGCGTATATCTTATTCATTAACCATAACTTATCATTGCCGAAATTGGTCATTGTCTCGAATGGGATCTTCTCCGCAAACATGAACTCCTTATCTGGAACACTTACAAGTGCTTTCCTGCCACAGGCCATGAACTGGATAGGTAGTTGCGGGAAACCGTCATGAAGAGTGAAGCGTAAGTACATGTTACAGCTATTTATAAATGCAGGCATTTCGGAACTCGGGATTCTACCCTCAAATAGCATGTTCCTTGATCTGAATTTTACTGACTGATCTGATTTTAGGAATGCGCGCTTCTCATCACCAAAGAACACGAACTCTACATTTGGCATGGAACTAGCCACATCTAATATGAATGGTAAATAACTCATCCCATCAGCGCCATCAATTGCATTCATGTTTGGGGTGTTGGAATAGTAAACCGCGACCCGCTTCTTCTTTGGTGGGGTTGATAGCTTCTTGAATCGCTCTATCTCGTAGATTGGGCTATATAACAATTCCGCATTTATACCAATTGAACTTAGTTCGCTAACTAACCGCGGTGAATTGGCTAGGAGCTTAGTCTTTGATTTCTTGAATATCTTATTTATCTCTTTTATCTCTGCTACGCTGTGCATGTTTAGGAGTTGCCATACATCAGTGCCAATAAAATGGAATATGCTGCGTCTGTATCCGTTACTGTAATGATTAGAAAGTGCTTCTAGTGGGCTATTAAAACAGCCAACAAAATAAGTCGCTTTCCAGTTATCAAAACAGTAATTCGCTGGCATTACCTGAGCTCGGCTTCCCTCTCTTGGGCCTATATAGTCAGCATCTAACATCTTAGCTCGTTCATTTGCTTGGAGCGGAGCTGCAAACGTAGTCACAACTAAAGTCTTATCCTTTATTCCGAACCGTGATCTAAACTCCCTCGCTTTATCAGAAAGGCTTAACCCTTTTGTCCCTGAAATTGAGTCTTCAGTCGGTTTTAGGGTGCTAAATAGGAACTCATTTATGTATTTCCCGATAAAGCCCTTTTCAGTAATGCGATAAAATAATGACCAGTCTTGGAAATAAAGTTCTTTGTCTATGAAACCGGTTACATACTCAAAAATGTTTCTTCGTACGGGTGACATTGTTGAAATATAATTCATTGCTGATAGTGCATGTTTATCGAAAGGGATACTGAAATACTCATACTTTTGCTCAAATCTGTAGTTCCCATATACAAAAGCGATGTCCGGATCACTCTCTAACTGGTCCATGCATTCAGTTAACATGCCGGGATATAGCTGGCAGTCAGCATCAATAAAGAATAATATTTCATTCCTTCCAAGCCTAGCGCCATGGTTTCTTGCAAAAGAGGCGCCCATATTCTTAGGAAGTACCTCAACCCTGACATTGGCTTTGCCACTAACCTCGACTAAAGGTTCCATTGAACCCGCATTTGCCTCTTCACCATCCACAACAATAGTTATGGTATAGCTTTTGAAGTCCTGATCCTCAATTGAATCAATTAATTTTGTGATTGTTTTTTCGTTTTTGTAGTAAGGTATTACAATGTCACAACTTAGCATGCCTTCCCCTCTTTCTTTCTCGGATATTGTTTGTTAGCCCACTCAAGGTTTGAAATTCTGTTATCAGTTTTTATCCTGTTCTTGTGTAGAACGAACCGTTTATTATCTAGATTTGGGATAAATGCAGCTGCAAGTAACCTGTGTACCGGTTTCCTGTAAAACTTATCCCCTTTCAATAAATGAACCATAATGAACCCTGAATCTGAAATGGTGCCTTCTAATATCTTTCCATTGTGCCCGCTTATCGCGCCATTACAAAGTACCCACCGTTTTGGATAACTCCAAATCTCGCCTCTATTGGTAGCGCCGTATCTGCCTTCAAAGCCTTTAATGTCGACCATGTCACTCATGAGTTAAAGCCCTTCTCTCTCTTGAAATTCGCCGCACCAAGCATTCTTCAATACAGCTGGGAAAGCTGATAAGGGCCTCTGTTTCTCGTTTACTATTTGTTTTGAATATAATTGGGGTGGCCGTCTAACGCAAATTCCGCGTCTATCACTAATCTCTATGAAGTACTTACATAAAACACATTTCATCTGTTCAACTTCTCCTCTCATTTGCTACCCCCCCCCTTCTTTCCTGATAAAGGGGGAAGTAGCTATAATTACTGCGTTTCTAAACTAAACTATATTTGTTCAGTTGTCAAAATCCAAAGTCCAGCAGATTTGTTTAGAACTTTACCTACGGCTGTCATTGAAAAACTCGCAATTCTTTTTTTGTTGGTTGGGTCAGATACGGTTGATTTGCCAGGGACTTTAATGAAGAATTCAAATCCCTTTGCTCCGCCACCCATTCCTGCAATTTCACTAACACCATATGCTTCATCACCAAATAGTAATGAACAAAATACAGCTCCAGAACCAGTTGATAATGTATCACCAGATACTGGGAACCTGTAACCTTGTGTGGTGCTTGAAAATCTGATCCCTAAGATGTTATCTATGGAGTCAGTTTTCGCTGCGCCTTTGATATCTGCACTTGTTGGCGATACCCAGCCTTTATACGAAGCCCCAGTTTTTATTTGATATATAACTGTTGGGTGAGTAATACAGTTGTAGTACCCGTCGGATAAAGGATCAACATCTAAGCCTCTAAGTACATTTACTCCAGCTTGGAACGTCTTTATTGTAGCTGCAGTTTTTGCAACGGCTACAACAGTAGATGATTGGGCGATCCTAGTCTTGTTGTGGTACATCGGGAACCTGTCTCCACTTGCTGATGCATCATGTGACCAGAATCTTGCTGTAATAGAAGATGAATGGAGTGATCCACCATCAATTGCTAAGTTGTTCATGTCAACACCGGATGCGTTTGCTGTATCAGCAATACACATACCAATATCATTACGGACTAACTTGTCTAATGTTTTGTATGCAGCACTCATTACTTTATCTGCAACTTTTGCCATTGGCGCAATTTGGGTTGTAGCTAAATATCGTGAGAACTGAACATAACCATCTCTTTCATGTAATGTGGCGGATACAGAGCTTGCACTTTGATACATTTGTTGCGCTGTAAATTCGTCAGTGTCATCACTGTAAAGAGGTGTGATCGGTAAATAGCGTGTAAACTGTATTGTTTTACCGCCATTCATAGGGATGCTTTCCTTTATTGGTGCTAGCCTATACCAATGTGTTGATGGCTCAAATCCTTGAAGGATTCTTTTTGAATAAAAAGTATTTACCGCGCTCGACATTGATGCGTGATCTGATTGTTGGTCGGCCATATTGTTTCACTCTCCTAATTAATTATTATATCGGTAGCTTTAATTCATTTACCGCGTATTCTTTGTATTCTTCTGCTGACATATCTTCGACTGACTTTAGTGCCTTTTTAGTTGACCTTCCGGTAGTTGACTTTATTGTCGCAGCTTTCTTTGCTCGTTCGTTCGCGCCGGTATCAGTTGCTTTCGCTCGGTCCGTCCTGGCATTCATTATGGCAATTGTTCTTTCCATTACCCAGCCTGGCTTATGAACCGTTTTAGCCACTCGCTCTGCATCTGTTTTACCTGCATTTCTAAATGCTTCTCTTAGTTCCTTATCTACTTCATTATACACTTCAGGGTGATCCTTGAGATTTTCATAGAATCTGGAGTTCTCTTGCTCTATTAACGTTACCTTGGCTTGCTCCTTTTGACTCTTCTCAGACTCTATTCGGGTTAACTCAGATTGGATCAGCCGACGTGCTGCATCTCTCTCCTCGTTAGTATAGATATCGGATAGGTCATCCTCTTCGGATTTAGCTGGTTTATCAAGAACTTTATCTACTTTCTTGTCTACCTCATCAACCTTGTTCCGTAACCCGTCCAGTGTATTATTCTGCCTGGAGATATACTTGTTTTGATTCTCGAGTATACCTAAAAGCTCTTCTCTCGTTTTGCCCTTGTAATAGGGGCTTTCGTCTTTTTCGGTTTTAGTGACTTCAGTAGTGTTATCAGTCCCAGTCTCTTTGGTAGAGGTGTCTTCTTTATCTTCAGTACTTTCTTTATCTTCAGTATCAGCTTTGTCGTCAGTAACGGCGACGTCTTCTTTTTCTTCGGTTTGTCCTTGGATCGCTTGTTCGTTATTTTCAATTTGAGCTGTTTTTGCACTTAAAAATTCCTCAATTTCATCTAACGACATCGCGTCTACTTCGGATTCCGTTGCATCTAGATTGACCATAATAGATTTAATCTCCTTCTTTAACTGTCTTTGCTAACTTGTCTATAGACTCTTTTGTTAAGTCGTTCATGTAATTTAAATAGGCACTCCAAGGATCCTTTTTCTCGAGCATTGTTCTTAGCTTGTCAAAAGCTATTTCTAATTGGAATAATGATAAACCATACTTAGTAGCAACATCGGCACGGCTTACCTGTAGCCCGGTATAAAATCCTAACCGGCCGATAAGGTCATTAGTGAATACCCCGTCAATTTTACGTCCATTTAAATCTTTAGCTGCTTTAGTTAGATGGGCTAATGAAACACCGAATAGTTTGCATGCCCTGTACTGGCAACGTTTGTGGTGGCTGACTGCCTTTTTATCAAAACTAACTCGTTTTATTTTAGGCTTGCCGTTTACTAGACATTGAACGTCTTTCGTTACACGAACTACATCGTGTATGCCTGGCCATGCGTCCTCTTTGAATAAATGTTGGTTATTGGATCTAGATCGTGGAGCTGGTCGTGAAGTTGATTCCGTTGATTCCATGTTTTATCTCCTTAATTGTCATAATGGTTTCTGATTATTTCTCTGAATTTGTTTATTGCCTTGATCTCGTATGCGCATCTAACTATCTTTTGTTCTTGATAATCATCAATTGCAAGCTCAGCTGTTAGTTCTTGAATCCTGTCAGCTAAAAACTTATCGCATTCTACCTCGAACTTCTCTTTGTCTAATGCATGTGGTCCCATCTATCCCTCCTTATTTTTGGTTGAGGCCTCGTCTAAACTCTTTTCTGCAACTAGCATTTCCATATCGATCCGGCCTTGGTTGTTGTCTGTCATGATTTCCTTTTCGGCTTCCACTTTCATCTGTTCAGCATAACTGGCTTTGGCTTCTTCTTTAGCTTTCGCCTGTGCCTTAGCTTCTTCCTGTTGGATTTCCATGACAATCTTCTCGTCTAACCAAATATTGGTTGCATCGTCTTTTATGCCGTAGCTCTTTAACATCTTCTCGCCAATTACTTTCCAGTCTATGCGCCTAGCTAATGGAGGTGCCTGCATAGCGAACGTAACAAATTGGACATACCCGTTTTGATGCGCTACTTCGTTAGCTAATTCCATAGTGCCCAGTGTTTTTATGGCTATGTTCAAAGCTAAATCCTGCATCTTGGTGTTTTTATCAAGACCTTTTTCCTTCAATTCCTTCTCACTGTACACAGCTAATATTTCAGACGGTTCTTTAAATGTTAGGTTTCGCTCATATAACATCTCTAGGAATGGCTTTAACTCGTCTTCTGAAATTTGAGCTATTAATTTGTTTATCGGTAAATCATTCTGTTGGATTACTGCCATTGTCCCACTAGCAGTTTTAGGGATTAATCGACTATCAGACGTGCCTTGCTGTACCGGCGCCAAACTCCAGAGTTGATCAAGGTCTTGTTGGATTTGGACCGTGTCGGCCATTTTAACATTTGATAGGTTTGGATTGATTATTGGGGTGATTCCGTTAGAGCCAACCCCCTTGATTATTCCGCCAGGGGTCCATGTTCCGTCCCAGCGAATACTGTTTTGTGTGTTTATATACGTCATTGGAAATACACTAGCGGTTCTCGCATCTGTAGCTTGTGACCGTGATGCGTTTAGCTCGTATAATAATGGTAATCCTAACCCCACTTTGGATAGCCCGTAAAATGAGTTGGCTAACTTTATATGCCGGCCAACTATGAACGGTCGCACATGCCGTTTATGCCTGAACGGGGTGGGCTCTTTCCTGATTACCACCTCGCCATTAGCAATGGTAACAATTACCTCTTCAGGTATACCGTCACCATCTAAATCGTACTTTCCATAACATTCATCTATCTCTACATAACCACTCTTCTTAATTGATCGTAAACTCTCCTGGAACGTGGCTTCCTCTACCTGGCCTAACCCAACTTGGGAAATGTATTCTTGTTGTTCTCGCGTTAGTTTACCCATGTTAGTTGACCGGATTAACGAAAGATTCTCATAAATACCGACAGTGGTACTGACGTCCTCTAGATACGAATTACCAAACTCGTCTTGTTTCTCTACTTGCTCGGTAACAGTCCGCTTCTCTTGTGCAAGTAAATCTTCGAGGCTCACCTTTGTATGATGAATATTGGCTTTCGATTTATTTACATTTTCTTCGTTTGCATCAGTGAAAAACTCAGTTATCAATAATGGCCGGAAATGGGTGTCCTTCTTAATTATCTGCTCCTCAGTCTCTTTGGTATCCCAATAATTAAAAGTGGTTTCCTCATACTCTTGGGTGACCTTTGAAATTGCCGTCCCGTAGATTACCCTGTTTAGATTGTGGAGTTTGAAATTGCTAACAAACTCTATTCGGGGTAGCTGCTCGTTAAACATGAAATCATTAATTAGATCGATAATTGTGTCTTTGCCCGTGTCAGTCTTTACCTGTTCAAGCCTGCCCCAGGGCTCGCTATTGAATAGTATCCGGTCAATCCTGGCGGTTATCCCTTCCACTTTCCAGAATATTATCGGTACTGTTATGTTTGCCCTTCCATTATATACTTTCGTGATGTCCTTTGAGACCTTGTACGCATTGAACGCCTCTGTCCAAATAGACTCGAACTCTTTTCGTTGTTCCGAGTAAGTGCTCTTTAAGGCCATGAAATAATCGAGTATATCTTTGTTATCCTGAACGTTATCGTTTTTGTTTTCCATAGTTTTAATTATAACAAATTGAGCTAATAACCCGTGCCTTCAAACATCTCTTCGTAATGTGGGGATTCCAAATCCCTCGTGTACGGCCTCAATAACCGTATACATTGATATTTTAGTATATCCATATAATGATCATTCTTCTTCTTGGGACGGTTGAGCATCTCGTTCCGTTCGTTGATCCGTGAACTCTGGTAACTGTCCCAGCTATACCTCAAAAATTCCCAGTTGAGACCAGCCAGGTCACTAAAAATAAATAACTTTGCCGGCCGTTTAATCTCGGTTACGGTAGCAACCTGTTTCAGTCGTGATTTAACTGCTCCGATTCCCACCGCGTTATCTTTGGATACTAATTGAGTCTCTATCCCAGCAGATAGGAACTCCCGTCGGATTGAGTTTGTCTCGTCTACCTCCTCGCCTTTGACTTTCTGTATTACATCCGGGATCATTGAACTTGTGTCTATTAACGTGTACTCCGGCGGGTGGCCTGCCCGCTTTGCTTTTATTAACCTTCCAAAATCAGCAATTAACATGGATTCCTTTGGCGCTTTTAACTCCTCCACTACATACAAAGTGTCAGAGTTCACGTGATATGCAAACCTCAGCCAGTGGTGTGGAGTTCTTTGGTGTGGATCAATCCCCTCAAAACATACCCAGTTAAGTGGATCGGCTATCAACTTATCCTCATAGTCGAACCGTTCTAGTTGGTGGGTCGTTTGCTTGTACTCTTTATATATTAGACCTTCTTTCATGTGCGGTCGCCCTTCAATCCGCATCTCGTATTCGTCCGGATCGACTTTCCGCTTGAATGACTCTTTATATTCAGTTGGGATAAACGGATTCATATCTAGAGTTAATACAGTAGAAACAACATCTGGGTTATTGGTCTCCCACAGATAGTTAACTAATCTCGTAAACCCGGACAGGCTAGTAAACGTGAATAATATTACACCCCTATTATCAGTTACCCGTGCAATACACTCACCGAATATATCCCAGGGCGGTTCTTCGTCTAACCAAATAAGGTCAATTGCATCGCCCTGGTACGCTGCCCTGCCTTGCTCGAATGTTTTGAAATTTACGTATGTTTTGTTTTTGGATATTATTACATTGTTCTTCCAGCCCCGAACTTCGTTGTACTCACCGTAATTAATATCTCTGGCTCGTGTTAACGAATTCACTTTCCGTTGCTGGACCTTTATCGATAGATCAGAAACAGTGGAACACCAAACCCTGTAATCGGTTTCACTCCCTAATAGCTCCGCTACAATCCCAGCTCCACACTCTGTTTTCCCTGATCTGTTACTACCAAATATTACGAATATTGTGGCGCCTTCCTTATTTATTACACTGTTTAGCACTTGTTTTCGTATATTATTCTGTTCTGGGTATAGTTGCCATTCCATATAATCTAGACGATTGTCTACCTTGTCTTTTAACTGTAGCCCTAATAACCGGTTTAGCTCTAGCTGTACTCGCTCGTCCTCTAATTTATACACGTAATTTAGAGTGAGCTCTGCTCTGGGCCAAATGCCCTGTATATGTCAGGAATCTTTTTTGCTCTTGCTCGATAGCCTTTAACATACTTAGCTGTGAACTCGTCCTGTTGTTTTTGTGTCTTCTTTATCTGGTCATCATATGCCTTTTTCATTTTATCAATTGCTTTTACCATTAGCTTTTCCTCTTAACTGGAGATCGGTTCATATACTCAGATCGAGGTTTGACTTGCAACCCCTGGTCCAGCAACGCCTTAACACTGTTAACTGTGCCCTCTACTGTAGGCAATAACTGTTTGATTAGAGCAGTCCCAATATCGTAGGCCAAAACCTCGTAGCCGTCACCCCTGTTAATTATCTGAATTTTTAATATTTCGCCCATAATAAATATCCTCCTCCGTCCTTGAACATGCCTGGCCAGTCCCACCACAGATAGAGCAAACTTTAACTTTTGTTAGCTCGCTCCAATAAATCAGTGTCTATTCCTAACTCAGTGTATTCACGTATCTGCGCGTCTGCCACCTGTAGGTAATTCCAGAAAAATCCCTCACCGTCACAGTTACCACAGAGATGTGTGGAGCTGGGTACCGATGTATTATTCGGACTTAGGGGTTTAATGCTTTTCTATCCTCTTTAGTTTTCTTTACTAATTTGTAGCCCAGCTTACTAACTAATACCTCTATATTATCAGCTAGTTCTTTTTTAGTATGCTTCGCTTCCTCTTCACTAGGTTTCTCGGGATTGTCTTTCCAATATAAGTTGTTTTTTAGATAAAATATAGCCCCTACCACATGCCGATCTATGAACAATCTATCGATAACTTCGACCTCAATTGCCTGTCTCGCGCGTTTTAGGACACGGTCGTATCCCTCTCGTTTTTCATAATCCAGCAACGTACCATTATCAATCCCCAAGAACAGTGCAAACGACTGCCAGAATTTAGGCCTCTTATATTCAAGCAGATATTGAGTTAATTTCTTTTCCAGCTCTACTGGCGAATTAAATGCTCTTTTTGTCATACCCAAATTATATCACACCACCCTTTTTTTGGGGGGGGGCGCGGAACTAGGGGGTGGTGGGAGGGGCTTTACGCCCCTGGAGATTACCTCTACCGCTAACAGCAGTTAGGCGGCGATTTTTCGATAGAAAAAACGCTGACTTAAATGTATTTCAATAAAAAAAAATAACTTATACAGGGGATTACATTCCATTAAAAAGTATGGTAAAATCCAATTTCTTCAAAACATAGTAAGTGAAACGTGAAACGCAACAGCGTTGAGCGTTTCACGGCTTCTGTACTAATACAGTAAATCAATACAAGAAAATGGGGGCCCCAAACCCCCAGGACCCCCCTAATATTAAAATATTAGGAGGATTCAATTAACAAAGCCTCGAGGGGGGGGCTTTATGGGGGGGGAACTCCCCCCTCTTAATCTCCCCCCGCAATTAAACCCCCTTGGGGGGTGGAGCATTCAATTCTTAAGCACACTCCCCAAATTTTCAGGTCCAATAAGTTTAAAAGTGGCGGGTTTTTGTAATTCACGTTCTTCCGCAATTTGCTTATAGCGAGCATATATTTTTGTATCCAATACAGGCAAGGTTGTCTTATCAACCCAGCACCAACCCTGTTTATCAAAACACTCAATCCCTTCATCGACTGAACTAAAGTAAGGCCCTGAGCCACCTTCAGACGCTTTAGGGGCGCTGCACGGACAAATAGTAGTAAACTCAATATTTGGCAAGATTTCCACCACATTCAAAACCGTACTTCCGTTACAAAAAGGACAAGCCCCCAGAATAGGGATATTAGCTGGGGTGGTGTATTTTCTTTCTGCATTCTTATATTCACGCAAAATAACAGGGAAGGCAGGCAATTTTTCACAAGTATCGATTAAAATCTCAACAGCCTCCCTAAGTGCACCAATTGAGGTGACAATTCTAGCCAATTTCTCCTTATAAATATCAAACTGTTGTTGATACCGTTTCCAGTCAGGGTTAAGTCCATATGCTCTAAAAATGCGAGAAAGTGTATTTTCGATTTCGCATTCCAGCTCATGCCTCTTTATTAATAGCCCCTCATTCATATTAGCGTGAGTGTCTCTTGATTTATCGCATGCATAGGCTCTTTTGGGAAAAGGTCTACCAGCTTGCACCCCAAAAGCTCAGCTGCTTCTCCTAAATAGGACATTCGATCATCCCTTTGTTGCGGTTCGGTTCTATCTACTTCCATAATTAACTCATTCCTTTCTCTTTCTTTTCTTAAATGCTAAGTACCTCTGATAGCAGGTACTACACAGTAAATGCTCGGTTCCCCTAACCGTTATATGCCACCGTGCCGGGTTTACCTGCTTTTTTGGCTGGTACCCACCAAAAGTACCGCATTTGCTGCACGATCTAGGGCCATTCATTATACGTTTAGGTGTTACAACCCCTTCTCCTCGTAGCCCTCGACTATACCGCTTCCTAGCTGCCTCATAGTTAATTCCGGTTATTTCTGCCCATATTCTTAGTGATTTAGTTACTCCTAATACAGTTATAAATATCTTATCTGGCCTGGGGTTACGCTGTTTAACCACGTGTCCTCACCTCCTTTTAGCGTAGTGATTATAGGCTCTTTATCCGCTTCAGTCAATATGTTAGTAACTACTCACTTGTTACCTTTTCACACACACGTCTATTTTACGCTATAACAGACTAATTCAGTTTTATTTCTATAATCCACTTACCTCTCTACCTTTTCTCACCTGTACTTAAGTATTAGGTTCCCATACGCGCTTTAATCCTGCCCTCTTTTTCATGATAGTCCACAATAAAGTCTACTATTTTAGACAGTCTATTTCGAGGCTAAATCGCTTCCATTCAACCAATAAATAGATAAATAGACCACAGAATATAGGTATATACACCCCCATTTTTCTATTATTTTTTAGGTTAGTTCTCTTGCCTAACTAACGTGTAGCTCACCTAAAAAAAAGTGAGGCTAATCCCCAATATAGGTAATATAAGTGGAGAACTTTACCTAAAGCTGACGCAAGTCTAGCAATTGCTTTCGTATAAAAGCTCATCTTGTAGCTAAGCCGCTTTAGTTTCCATTTAAGGAGCTTATACAAGTCTCGTTATGTCTACTCTTTAGCTCATGACTTGCCGTTCCTATTAAATAGCTTCTACACGTCTTAGGGGCTTAACTAATCTTATAAGTAACTATATTGCTAGGGAGTACCTCCAAAACACCTATCCCTCTCGTTCCTGCTTAAATCGCTATTAAGCGCCATCAAGCAAAAGGGCAATAGTTTCAAATGAGTGAATTTAAAAAAATTCTAAACAGCGCCCTAGCTAGCGTACAGCCTACTGTATGAAAAGTAAGAATATAACAGAGAATTACCATATATCGTATATCCTAATTCTTCATTCTTAGTTACAGGGCCTTATTCTTCGATCCTACAGCCAGTAGCTAATTATAAGTTCCGAGTCTATTTTATATTTATATATATAAGGGAGATATAGGGAGGGCTACCCACAGAAGCTAAGCTGCTCGTTAGGTAAGGGGAGCTAATTCGTACTTACCCTAAATACGCTTATTTCGTCCATATATAGAGGGGCTGATAATAAATCGTATTACAAGCTCCGCCGATTAAAAAGCTTACGCGACGGGAGGATGATTAAAATGAGAAAATTGATTGGGAAGTTAGACAGGCTAGCAAAGAAAGCCGAAGCTTTAGTTTCAAAGACCTTTAAATACGCACTCTATGCAGTTGCGATTTACTTCTTCGCAGTAGTCTGTTTTTTCGCTGGACCAGTTATAGGGAGTGGCCTCTTAGCCATCGGCATTATGATAGCTATGGGCAAGATTTAGAGCGCATAAGAAAAGTGGGAGGATGAACTGAAATGAGAAAATTACTTGATTACCTAGAGGTTAGTTTAATAGAGGCAGTTACAGTTCTAACTATTCTAATCGTAATAACAGTTAATATTTTGTTAGTAGTTTAAAAAAGAAAACAGGGAGGATGATTAAAATGAGAAAATACAATATCAAGGTAACTGACAGAGACAACGCAATTTGGGGATTAGGTAGTACTAGAGGCGAGGCAATAGAGGAAACAATAGAATGGTTTAAGCACAGAATCTCTGTTCCTGAGTATAACGGTGAGGTTATATATAACGCAGGACTAGCTGTAGATATCGATTACACCGTAGCAGAGATTGAGGATCTAGTTGATACAAAAATTCTTTTTGTTGAGCCAGTAACCGCTGACGACAACCTAGACCAGTAAAACAACAGAGAGATTTCATGCAACTTTATACGTATTAAATACGATATATATAATAGGAAAGGGAGGATGAGTATGAGTATGGGGATAATAATAATCAAACTGATCGTGTTTTGGATAGTAGCAGCGCCGGTATTACTAATACTATCGTTTCTAACTGATCCGGATACCTGGACAAAAAAATAAGTTTAATTAAATAAGGAGGACGATGATAATGACAGTACAAATGAATAATGCTAGACGATTTTTACCAGTTACGGGGTTTAACAAACCAAATAAATCAGAGGTGAGAGCCAAACCAAAAAGCAAACTGAAACAGATAGCCAGCTCAGTTACTAATACACTGTATTCTAAAACCAGAGCAGGTAAACAGGCAGCTCGATCGTTTGACGATACTAAAAGAGCAATGCTTCATATCAGTATGTTTAGTAATGGCGGGAAAACTAAATTTGGTGACTCTATGAGGGACCATTTAGAGAGTATGCTGTTCGCTATGGCCTCGCTAGCTAAAGATCCGAGTACGGCATCTGAGGCACGGTCAATGGCACAGCTGTTTAGTTTGAACCTAGAACACCTGATACAAACGACTCAGTTTAGCTCACCAGCTACGCCTAGAGTGGATGAGAGCGTTACGAGTGCGCCAGTAGTAGTTGACTCTAAATCAGAACAGATTAGAAAATCAGGGGTAGCCATTGATACAGCTACGACAGAGTTAGCTAGGTTCAGAAATAGTAATAGAACTACTGGTAGAGTTTCGGCTACTCGGGTCCTTGAGGGGATTGGCGTTGTCAAAACCCTTAGGGATATAGCGTTTAATAAGAACCTATCTAAGTTCGATCGCAAGGAGGCCTCAGATCTAGTGGTTGATCTATCTACTAATATAGAACGTGCGATTCCTGAAATGATTATTGATTTAGAGGAATTCGAGGACGTTAAATTGAGGGTGTTAGTTAGCAGAATCACCACCGAGTTACCAGAGGCAGCTAGTAACCCAGCCCGATTCCTAACAAACGTTCTCGTATCAGAACTACGAGGTAGAAGTATACCAACTACTATCGGGAATTTAAACCCTACACCAGCGCTATACGAAAATACTATTAAAAGCACAGCCCGAATACAAGAGGCAATTAATAGTAACCTACTTGTGGGGCTAGGTTTAGATAAAACTGAACTAGAACAACTGATAGTTAGTATAGATAACCAGTCAGTGGATAGACAATAGGTAAGGGGGGGGATGAATAAAATGAGAAAGTTAGCGTATATGAGCCTAAAGTTTAGGAGAGGACGGCCAGATAAATGTGAGGATGAAATAGAGTTTATGATCGCACTATTAATCCTAAAGATTAAAGCAACTGATATGACCAGACTAGTTAAAAATTATAAATTGAAAGGGGATATTTATTATGGATAAATTACCAAGAGGAAATAAAATCACGTCTATGTTTTACAGGTACATAATTAAAACCTATGCCGCAGACGACCTAGCAAACCTAATATTAGACTCCGATCCGGACGTGGAGATCCAACGGGTTGGCACACTAGTAAACGACCAGTCATTTGCATTAGCTCTGATACACGACGCCTGGATGAGAATTGATATGCATTCAATCGTCTATAAATTGAAAAAGCATATTGGGGCAAGGGGGAAAAAAGGATGATGATATTTATAATTTTTACCTTATTACTAATAGGACTAGCAGGTGAACTGCTAATAAGTGCGAAGTTAGACCGTTTAATAAAAAGAATAGAGGAGGTGAAAAATGAGATTAAATCCTATGTCCAGCCATAAGGCTAAGATAGTGAATATGGCACTCCAGAAACGAGAACTGGCGTGTTACTACAAAACACCACTGGGCAAAGATGCAAAAAATACAATTAAGGAAGCAGTTACAGTAGTGACGGATATCTGCAAATATCTACACAACGATAATTCCAGGGGTCATGCAGTAGTAGGCCTAAAAGCGAAAGATATTTTAGAGGCACAGTACGGATTACTGTTCCACGTCTGTTACTGCGAATTACCGCTGAGCGTTAAGAATGAAATCTTGGGGTTATTAGATACTCTAACTGAAATAATAAATGATTTTGATTTAAAAATAAATATGGAAGTAGGTGACACATCATGTTAAACAATATTAATTCTAGACTAACTAATCTAGCCTATAGAAGAACAAATGATTTTAAATTGATTGAACGTAGGCTGAAATCAGTGGATAGTCTACTACGCGAGTGTAATAGAACTATTGATAGTGGGAAAGAACTAACGGCGTTTCAAAAACAGAAATTGTCTATAATCTCACCTCAATTGACGAAGTTATCGAAAAGTCCCCTATACACTTCAGTGCATAGACACAAACTAGCAGACCAGCTAACCGTTGTTAGGCAGTTACTAATCGATACGCATTTTTCCAGCTCGCCGAAGAGTCCAGAACCAAAGAGGATGGCATCACCACCTACAATGTTAGCTCAGGATGAGCTCTACGACGACTACCTGCGTAACTGTATTAGACTATCAATTAAATGTATGCGAGGAGAGGAATTGGAAAAATGCGAATAAATAAGATTATGACCAGTACGCTGTTTAGGGCAACTAATGATTCTAAATCAATAGAATCACAAATGAAAACAGCGGCAAGTAAGCTCAAAGTTGCTCAGCTATTAGTTGAGAACGGGCATAGGCTAGATCAATACAGAAGGAACGGGCTGATTAGTTGGTCCCGGGTTCTCCATATCTGGTCTAACGACAGAAAATATCCGTCGTCAGTTAGAGCAGAGCTAATGAAATTAGTAGATCAAATCTGTGAATTTTTAATAAAGAGGCTGTGATGAGTTATGAGAATTAGTTCAATTAAACAGGGAATAAGAAACGCACATAAGAGTACGACCAATAAACTATTTGATAAAACGAACGCGGGTCGAATCACTAATGCGATTTTAAATGAGGCAACAATCTGCCAATTCGATTTGCTAACGAATTATGTGACCTCGCTCACAGAAGGCACACCGCTAAAAGCGAGCCCGGTACTAGAGGCCCAGGTAGATAAAACGATAGGGCAACTCGCGGTGGTTATCAGGGAATTTGCTGTGGTACCGTCTGACTATAGGGTAGTCGCAAGTGAAATTGCTAGTGAGCTCTGTATTCAACTAGAGCGAATACAAAGAGCTAATACAGTAAGACTAAGATAAGACTAATATAAGGCTGAGTTTTTTGCTTGAGTGGTAATAATGAAAAAATAGGACTATAGTTTAGGTGCCGTTTCCCTTGTCTCCTCCCAATCCTTCGAGGGGGGCGGTACTTAAATACGGCTAAGAAAAAGGCACAAGGAAACAAGCATAAATCTAATAAAAGGAGGTCTCAAATGAACCGTAAAGAAGAAATGATGCTATTCCTAATCACGGAGGCAATTAAATCTATAACTGATTTTACACTCAACCTCCCAAGTTCGGGCGATAAAGATAGGTTTATTGAATATTCAACCTTAGGCCACGTAAGGACACAGCTTCAAGTTGTAAAGAATTACTTTACTACTGCCCTTTAAGTTAGTACTGTTTTTGCACATACTTAAGACTTAGCCTCAGCTAAGTAACATTTATTATTATGAGCTAGTCCTATTATAGGCGCCTTTTATTAATCAGTGAAATTTGGATTTATTAATTCTCTACAACAACACGACCTAACTGCGTCATAAACGCTGTTCCGCTCTTTAGCTGTATCAAATTCCCAGCTAAGCCCATCGCCATCTTCTGCATTTAATGCATGGAAAATTAGCTGGTATCGCCTGCCATAATTATCGATTGAAATACAAAAAACCATGTCTAGGTTAACGATTATTTTCCGTTCATATTGTATAAAATTACTCATTTACCAATCCTCCTGAAACATCTTTAGGTTACCAAGTTCACCCCTGATATAATCAATCACCCCGTCCACGGTTCCGTTACAATTAAGTTTCATCCCATGCTTTAAATAGGATCGTAAACTCTGATCCAAATCCCAGAGTGTTGCGTAGTCCTGCCTAACTGCAAGCATTCTTATATACTCATTAAACTGCTCTGGTTCCCCTAGATTAAATGTTAGCGTCGCTATAGGCCCTGTGTATGATTTTTTATCGTTATTCATGTGTTAACCTCCTTAACTTTAATAATGCATTTTTAATTAAGTCTAACTTTAATAAGCTTCTATATCTAATTCTATATCTAACCTGTATATAATATAAGCATGCACTTCACTATCATTGTTGCTACGGACTCAAAAAATGGGATCGGCTCTAAAAACCAGCTTCCATGGCGTTTATCAAATGATATGAAACGCTTTTTTGACATTACATCCACAACTAACAACCCAGATAATACAAACGCTGTTATCATGGGTAGAAATACCTGGGAATCCCTGCCAGTAAATTTTCAGCCCCTGCCTAACCGTGTTAATGTCATCCTTTCCAGACAACCTCAGCCTGAATCTTCTTCTCATGTTTTTTTTTCTTCTCTTGATAATGCCTTAGATTATTGTGAAAAAAGAAAAGATATAGAAAATATCTTTGTCATAGGAGGCGCAATATTATATAAAGAAGCTATTCTGCATCCAGCTTGTAATAAATTACTCATTACAAAAATATTTACACATTTTAGCTGTGATACTTACTTCCCTTCTATTCCTAATACATTTATCCTAAGCTATGCCACTAAACTTTATATTGAAAATGGAATAAGCTCTTCTTATCTAACTTTCAAAAAGGCGCCTTTCGTTTAGTCGCCCAGTACTTCGACTTACAAATAGGGCAGAACTTTGGCAAGCCCGTACTGCCCGCCTTTGGCTCCCAGCTACTGTTACACCTCTCACAAGTTAGAATTCCAACTAGCTTTATATGCTTCTTAGCAAGGTAAACCGATGGATGTATAGTAAACACATGGCTTGATAATTCTTTTGTTAACGGTAGCAACATATCCCCTAAAGTGACCATAAAATCTCATTCCCCTTCACTCAACTTTTTACCAATACATCGTTATGTGTGATATATATAATATATGATTGACATAATAGTATAGCTCATCTATAATTCCGTCAAGTTCTTATAGGGTTTTCTTCCCTTGTTTTAAATTTCCCCTATAAGCGCGAGTTCTCTTGGGGGGGGGACTAACTACCAAGAGTCCTTATTTTAGGAAAAAGGAGTTAAGCTATGGATTGGAATAATAAAGAAGAGGTATTAGTGGAAGTTAAAGACTGTGGATATGCGCTTAAGAATGCCTCTACTGAATTACAGGAGGAGTTAAGAAATGGATTGGGATAACAAAAAAGAAGTTTTAGAGGAAGTTAAGAAAAATATATTTGCTCTTAAGTCTGTATCTAAGAAGCTACAGAATGATAGAGACGTAGTTTTAGTCGCTGTAAAGCAAAATGGGCTTGCGCTTTTGCATGCCTCTACTAAGCTCCAGGATGATAAAGAAGTTGTTTTAGCTGCTGTTAATAAAAATGGGGAGGCGCTTAGCTTTGCATCCGACAGACTGCAGGATGATAGAGAGGTAGTATTAGAAGCTGTTAATGAAAATGGGGATGCTCTTTGTTATGCGTCTACTAAACTACAGGAGGAATTAAACAATGAAAAAGATAGTTAGTATTCATGAGATAGTAGAGGAACATGGGATATGGACAGCTAAGCCTAGACAAGATTGGAATAAGGTCCAAGCCCGGTGCCCGAAAGCATTTATGAAATTGCCCTGCTGTGGAGCAATGTTTAACAAGAGACAATTAGATCGATACTTCAATCACAGAGAGCCTATTGGATTAAAGGATATTTTTAGTAAGGTTTTGAAATACGAAAGAATGACTCCTGCCAATTGCCCCGTTTGTGAAGCGAAAGACGTTAAGTACCAGCTAGATAAATATAAGACCTTTGCGAGCGTTCAGAAATTATACGATTTCAGAGGAATCCCAGCATGACTATGAACTGGAATAATAAAGAAGAGGTATTAGCAGCTGTTAAGAAAAATGGGCTTTCTCTTGAATATGCTTCTAAGAAACTCCAGAATGATATAGAGGTAGGTCTCGTTGCGGTTAAGAGCTACGGATATGCGCTTAAATATGCATCTAAGAAGCTACAGAATACTAAAGATTTTGTTTTAGAAGTTGTTAGGAAAGATGGGTTTGCTCTTCATCATGCTTCTACAAGATTGCAGAATGATAGAGATGTTGTATTACAGGCTGTTAATGAAGATGAGGATGCTCTTCAATATGCTTCTACAAGATTGCAGAATGATAGGGAAATTGTTCTAACGGCGGTTAAGCAAACTGGGTGCGCTCTTGGGTATGCATCTACTAAGCTAAAGAATGATAAAGGAGTTGTTCTAGCTGCTGTTAATAACTCAGGGTTTGGGCTTCAAGATGCTTCTACCAAGCTAAAGAATGACAGAGCCGTTGTTCTAGCTGCTGTTAATGAAAATGGACGGACGCTTCAATATTCCTCTACTAAGCTAAAGAATGATAAAGGAGTTGTTCTAGCTGCTGTTAATCGAAATGGGCTTGCTCTTGAATATGCCTCTACTAGATTGCAGAATGATAGAGATGTAGTTTTAGCAGCTGTTAATGATGAAGGGCTTGCTATTAATTATGCTTCTACTAGACTACAAAAGGAGTTAAGAAATGAGAAAAATAACTAGTTATGATGAACCCTATCTAAGCGCTTTGGATGAAGCTGTAATTACAAAGTTAGAACCTAAGTACGTCGCCTGTTTTTGTAGGGAACTCCTAGATAAATTGGTACAGATAACACCAGACCTCAACGACAAATCATATGGCCTTATAGATGAAGAGGTTAAACGCGTTTCGTCAAAAAATCGAGTGAGCAGGAAAGAAAAGGAACGGTTAAGAGCTAATATTTCTTTTAGGTTAAAAATGATAACTCAAGATAAAGTTCAAGCCCTAAATGACAGGCGATATGAGAAAACCCGTGAGGCACTGTCGAAACTAGCCGTTGGTGTTTCCACAGAACAAAAAGATCGAAAAGGTAAGAAATGGGCACCCCTAATAGAGTATCCCGCCCCTATAATAGCCCATATTTATTTAAAACGATTACAAAAAGCATTTAAACTGAAGCGTAATCTGGAATACAGCACGTCGGTGTCATCAGCACAGTGGTATGGTGCCATTTGTTTGCATTTAGCAAATAACTTCATAAATGATGAATCTTATTCATTACGTTCGTGGGCGTCCCGTTTGTTGTTTTTATATAACACGTTACCCGTAAAATCACTGGCGCATTTAGATAAAGAATCCCAATATTTAGCAAAGATCGACGCCGTCGCAAAGCAGCTGAATCACTCTGAATTGGATTTTGCAGGGTTTATTGGATTTGATCTAGGTGTAACACCAAACGAGTTCCAGAAAGCCAAGCAAATATTTGATAGAGCCTGTTTAGATTATGATCTTTCGAATATTGAAAATGAAGAGGTGGTAACCTAAATGAGCTGGGATAATAAAGAAGATATGTTGGCTGCTGTAAAAGACTGTGGATATGCTATTAGGTATGCTTCTCCTAGACTACAGGAGGAGTTAAGAGATGGATTGGAATAATAGAGACGTAGTTTTAGTTGCTGTAAAGCAAAACGGATTTTCACTTATATATGCATCTACTAAGCTACAGGAGGATTTAAGAAATGAAATTAACTAAAACAGAGACAAGGGTTATTGCAGCTACACGGATACAAGCAGCATATAGAGGTCACTTGACCAAGAATAAAAAAAAGAAATTAGAGGAGCATAACCCTGATTTAATTACATTGAATGAATTTGGTTGGGCAGAATATATTCGTGAACCTAATAAATACTATAAAGCTAGTTGCTGCAACACGTATTTTGAGAGACAGCCATTAGAAGAGTGGTGTAAAAAGAAAAGCACTTGCCCTAAATGTAGAGCTAGGTTGATTATAAGCAAGCTTCCGGAACAAGAAAGTGCACCTACACTACCAGTTATTAACGCCCCTATGATTTTATCTGCCTATCAGTTAGCCGAGGTTAAGAACCGACGTGAATGTGAAATGTTAGGGCTGAACCCTACCAAACACAGGGACGGTGTCGATGGCTGGGAAATGTGGGGTGCAGACTAAAGCTTTATAATATTGGATAGATTCTTAGAAAAGAAAAACTAAAATCGAAAGGAAAGAATTAAATTATGTATACTGAAAGAAATCCAGAAAAAAGACCGTTTGAAGGAATAAATAAAGAGGATAAGTTTACCTGCGAGATAAGGCAAAAAACTGGGGATTATTCCCATATCAATATGGCATTTGAAACTGACAATATAACTAAAGCACTGGAGAATTCACTTAAGTTCTACAAGCATGTAATGGAACACTTCGTAGTGGCCAAGCCAGACACATGCCAAAATCAACCAATTGCCCAAGCTGAATTGCCAGTTACAACTCAACCTGAAACTGATTCCGGACTTTGCTGCCAAAAATGCGGGTCAGTCATGACCGATAACAGAGCAACAAAGGCAAAGGAAACCTCTCCTGACTATAAATGTACTAATAAAACCTGTGGAGCCGCAGCCTGGTTTTCTAAGTATAATCCTGGCGAGCTAAGCTGGAGTAAGTGAATGATAGCAACCAAAAATGAGACTAAGACTGTAAAATGGGAAGATATGAGTAATGTCGAGAAGGCAAAAGCGTTTGAAGAGGAAATGCGGGATGACGAGGTTTATGAGCCTAATAAGGATCCTGATTTTAGCTAATTAGAAAAGGGAAACGAATGAAAAAACATGACGAGGAAACGGTAATAAGCAACTTGAAGTTGCAAAAAGAAATAATTAAGGCTTTTACTAGAGATGGGGTCATTAAGATAGAGAGAATCACGCCTCTATTAGTCACAATTGTAACACTACTTAATGCGTTAGAGGCATTGGGATATGGCGGCCCACCCCAACTTGAAGCTTTGATATTAGCTAATAGCAAAACACCTAAAGATCAACTTGATATGGTTTTGTCTGTTATAAGTAACACACTCGCCTTACTTAGTAATGCAGAGGCGATTAAAAAGGAGAGCTTGAATTGATAACATGCAAGTCCTTGTTAAATTGAATGAGCTGGACAGAAACTGAGTACAGTGAATACCTTGAAAAGAAAAATCAGCTTCACCGTCCCAGGATGTCCCATACCCTGCGTAAGGACAACTCAAAAGCAGAAATATGTCTCGACTCAATACAAGCGATACCAAATCTATCAGCAGGTAGTAAGGACTTCTTATTTGCTGTTCCTATTAGACTTAG